GGAGAAACCAACGGAGCGAACCGGAGCATATTTTCAGGACGAATAGAAAAACGATCACCGGGGATGACCTCCATACAAGCAACGGGGACTAACTCACCCATGCGAAATGAAAGTTTAACGTCATGCGACAAGTCCATCCGATTAGAATTGACCTTAGGCATAAAAACTTGACTAAAGATATTCCTCTTTGCCATGAATTAAAAAGTTTACGATGTTAGAAAATGTGAAAACTAAACGCTCATAAGCGTATACCGCCACGCGCGATGAGGTAACCGCGAGAAGAACGAGAGCGAAAGCGAGAGCGACCACCACGGCGACCGCGACGAGAAAAACGAGACATTTTTGAAACATTTAAGTGTGAAAAAAGTTAACGAAACAATTTCTTAAGAGATTCCAACAGAGTAGGGCCGTTACCATCAACAACCTCACCAATAATACGACCAGCGACACGGGCATACATAGGGTCATTCCAAGTAATACCACGCTTGCGGAGTTGAATTTCAAGGTCTTGGAGAATATTAGAACGCTTAATCTGTTGCACACTCTCCAAGATACGAGCACGTTCAGCGCTTGATTGGGCAGCCTGCATACGCATATTAATAATGCGTTGCGCAGCCTCACGGAGATTAGAGGATTGCATAACGGCTTCACGTTCATCCCTACGCAAAGCAATATCGGTAGTAACCTTAGTTTGGCGTAAACGTTCGCGCTGAAGGTCAGCATTGGTAGAATACAATTCAGAGTCAAGACTCAAACCAAGCATTTCACGTTCATTCCGAGTAAGACCAGCAGCAACTTGCACAGCGCGGAGTTTAGCATCCTGTTGTATAACTTCATTCTGAGTTTCGAGGTTGTCAGCCTGCGCACCTTTAATACGAAGGTCATACATGGAATTAAGAAACGTCAAACCAGCAGAGGCAAGACCATCACCGGGAGTAGAAGCAAGAAAATTAACAGGTTGAACATCGGGAGTAGAAATAGTGCCAGCATTCCCATTATTACCCTGTCCATAAATCAAATTAGGATTCAAACCCGCTTCACGAAAACGGGCCATTTGATTGGCGGGGGAATTGTATATATTCTGCATATTCCAAAACTCCAAAGCGTCACGGCGTTGACGTTCATACATCTCACGAGAAAAAACGAGATTCTGATCATTGGCACGTTGTTGAGCAGCACTATTAATAAGACCACCAGCAAGTTGAGAACCAGCACCAAGAGCGGCACCAGCAAGAATAGGGAGAGGCATCACACAAGGAGTTTAAGTTGAAGTTGTGTATCTACGCCAGTGTAGTTAAAAAACTCATAATTATACAAAGTAAAGTCATCTTGAGACATACGTTCGAGATTCTTCAAAGTAGATTCAAGTTTGCCCTTAGCAAATTCAAGAATAGTAAGTTTATCGCGAACAAGTTCAGCAAGTTGAGAGGCAGAAAGAGGTTCGGCAAACATTTCAGTTTGAACCGGAATAGAAGATTTAGACTTAGCCATTTTAGAAAAATTTAAGTGTGAAAAAAAATTGTTCCACGTGGAACATTTTGACAAGGCCAATTCACAAACCTTGTACCGTTCCGCGCTTCGCTCCACAAAGTTACGCTTATTGCTCCACTCAGACAATAGTGAATTTAAGCCAGTGTCAACGGGCCATAATACATCAAGGGAATTATGGCCCATACCCAACACTCGTAGAGTAGTTCTGTTTACAGTTAAAACACTCATTTTCAAAGAGTTAAATTAGTTGCTGTAAACAGAGCCGCCCCCAAAGTACATTTTTCTGAAAAAGAAAAATGCACATTTGGAGGCGGAATTTTAACAAAACTTTAACACGGAATCAAGCCTTACCGGACTTCTTCGGCTCATCCTCAACAATAGGAAGATCAGAAGATTCGACAGGAGCAGGCGTAGGAGGCTGAGAAACATCAGCACGGCGTTGGAGATTAGCCGCAGCCGAAAGTACACCAGACTTTAACGACCGCTGATAGTCAAGACGTTCCTGAATATCCATACGTTCCCAACCATCGGGAACAAAAGGATTATCGGTATAAACACCATTGAATGTAGAAACATCCCTGCCTTGCTGATAACGCATAAGGACCTCCTGAATGGACATATCTTGGCCGGGGACAGTGATAGGCGGCATATTATTCACCTCATGAGTAAGGGAACGACGCCGCTGGGTAAGAGAATTGTAAATGTTCATAAAGAACGAACTTTTTGGTTAGCATAAAATCGGGAGTAACGTCCTTGGCGGCAGGAATCAATATATTCCTCGTAAGTCATATGTTTTGAAAAGTTGACTTGCCAATAATGACGGTCAGCCGCTTCCGACTTTTCAACGGCAGACTGAATAAATAAAACCTGTTGCTTCAATTCGGACTCAGTAAACAACTTCTTACGATAATAACGAGGCATAGGACATTTATGACCAGAAAGTTTAGTGACATACATAACGCCTAAATTGCGCTTATGATAACGCTTAACCTCGTTAATAAGATAAGAAGAACCGAGTCCTTTAGACATAAGAGAAAACTCGGGTTGCCTATCGTCGCGGGAGTGTTTAGTCCTAAAATTAGACTTATCAATATATTTCATGGTATAAGCAACAGAATCATTGGTCACTTTACCAACATGAACATTGCCAATAGCAACACCATCGACCGACCACGCATCAAAAAAAAGTTTCTCGTCAGGAACATTAAATACAATTGCATGATAATGAGGGCGGTTATTTTTGGAACCATACTCACCAGCAACATAATATTTAACATTATCACCGGGTACTAATTTACGTAGACGCTTCCAATACTTCTGGACATCAGACTTACGCAAAGTGAGAAAACCATTTTCAGAAATAGGAACGAAACGAGTATCGTAGGTCAGAGTAACAAAATGAGCAGAAGAACTCACCCTCTCCTCTTGCATCAAACGAAAAACCCACTGATCGACGCGCGTCTTTTTACACGGAGGACAACGACCGCAAGGAACGGGAATCTTTTCGGTGGCGCCCTTATAGGGCAAAACATAGTAGGGACTGTCACAGGGCATTGGATTTGTGATGTTTAATAGTGGACAAAAAAGCATCCAAAACGGCACACTTAGAAACAATTTCGCGGCGCAATTCTTCAATTGTCATCTGAGACAAAAAATCAGCCTCATCACTTAACAGGCGAGACAAATCAGAAAAAGCAAGACAAGCCTCAAGGAAGGAAAGGCCTTCATAGCTCGCGAAAAGACGATTGTGAACATCCTTATATTGCGGGGATTCCATAGCGAGGAAGTTTACGGTTAACAAGAACAGAGTTATAAACATGAGCATAAATGGTGTCCGCATCTTCTTCGACAGCGAAAATACGGGTAGTCGGGTAGCATTCGATAAAAGCCTCATTCAGTGCAGGGTCAGTAGAAAAAATCCTACCCATATGCCAGAAATTAAGAGTATCTTTCATTTCACCAGCAACACGGTTATTCTCATAACGATATTCACCGTATCGTTGCTGATAGCCAAAAGTACCATTGGGCTCATTATGAGTAAATGAAACCTCCTTGTTAAGAACCGCCTGTTCGCCAAGATTAGCAAAAGTTGGCCAAGCATAGTCAAAGCGGTCAAGACGGGAAAATTTCTTATGCATTCCCTGTTGGTAAGCAGTTTCAGGACGAACAGACATAATACCAATTATCCATCCATGCTCCTCTGCACGATATGAGAAAGTATTACCACCACCTACTGAAATACCATGACCGGCCATATTGCCAACTGGAGTAATATCAGAAGAACCGGTTTCAGTTTGAGCAGTAGAAAGAACTTCAGAAATAACCATTTTCTGATGTGAACCACCAATATATTCTGGACGTTGCAAACGAGCGTCAGAACTACGAACGCCGAAATGAGCCATGATATTTTCGACATAACGAGTACCGGCGCGGGCATTCTTTTCAAGCCACTCCTGAATACGAAAAGCAAGACGGAGGGTATTAATATCAACAGCATCCGACTGGACATCAACAGAAAGACGGCCATTCGGGTCTACTACAAGCGATTCATCACCTTCAATATGTAGAGAGTTTGTAAAAGGAACCGGCCCAGGGGCATTGGTAATATTACCATTGCCGACAAGTGCGTCACTGTCAGAAGAACGGACGAGCATCGGATTGTCGTTTTCAGTAAACGGAACAAGTTCAACAGGAATATTATCCTGCGTAGTCAAAGGAATAGAAACGGGGTCGCCCTTCTGAGCAAAGGGAAGGCATGAAGTAAAATAATCATGCTGCCATGCACGATGATAGGGGCGTAACTGCATCTCAGTACTTCCATTAATGGCATAATTAGGATTATTACCGGGAAGAAGAGGCTCAAAACGTTCGGCCTGCAAATCCTGAGCGCGGTAGTATTCGTCCCAAATCTTAACATAGGCAGCCATAGGAAGAACATTAATTCGGGTATCCTCCTGAGGAATATCAGTAGAATATCCTAAATAATCGGGAATTGAACCAATAGGAAAATGCTGGGTAGCACCCTGAATAATAGCATAAGGGGCTTCGACTTCGGAATTACCTGTTATCCAATCTTGGAAACCATCCCAAAGAATACGATTAGGGACGAAATAATAATGAGTGTCAACATTGATACGGTGCATAACAGGAGAAACCAACGGAGCGAACCGGAGCATATTTTCAGGACGAATAGAAAAACGATCACCGGGGATGACCTCCATACAAGCAACGGGGACTAACTCACCC